GAAATGGAATATCTTTATAGGTTTTGATGAAAGTGCAGATAAATTTACAATGGGTACTGGTACATTTACTGGTTCTTCTACAGGAGACTTATCAATAACAAAAGGTACTCTTGTAGTAGATGTTGAAGGAGATGTAACAGGTGACCTAACAGGTACAGCAAGTGCGATAGCAGATAACTCAGTTACTTCTGCTAAGATAGTAAACGGAACTATTGTAACAGCAGATTTAGCAGACAACTCAGTTACTTCAGCAAAAATATCAGCAGGAACTATAGTAAATGCAGATTTATCTAACAATTGTATTAATGCAAGTAAGATTGTAGCAGCAAGTGTTACAACAGCAGAAATAGCAGCAAATACTATTGCTACTGGAAATATTGCAGATAATGCAGTAGATGGCACAAAGATTGCTCAGAACAGTATCTTGACAAAACATATTGATGATGCGCAGATTAATACTGCACAGTTAGTAAATAGTTCTGTATCTACAGCAAAGATTGCAGATAATGCAGTCACCACTGCTAAGATAGCGACCAATAGTATTACAACTTTAATGATTGCAGATGATGCAGTAACAGCAGATAAGATAGCTGCAAATACAATAGCAACAGGAAATATTGCTGATAACGCAGTAGACGGCACTAAGATAGCACAGAATAGTATTCTTACTAGACATATTGATGACGCACAGGTTAATACTGCTCAACTAGCAGGTAACTCTGTAACAGCTGCAAAGATACAAGAAAACGCTGTTGGGTCAAGTGAGATTGCAAATAACTCTGTAACATCTACACAATTATCAAGTGCAGGTTTATCAGGTAAAACACTGACTGGCGATATTACTTTCCAAGGAAGTGCAATTACTTTTGGTAACGATGATACAGATAGAATAAATGCCAGAAGAATAGGTATTAGAGATACTGACCCACCACAAATGCTTCACATAGATGAAGTAGCAGGTTTTAGTGTAGGTACAGGAAGTTCATCTTCTACATCACAATTTACACTAAACTCATTTAGTGCATCAGTATTTAGAAGTGCTGAGTATACAGTGCAAGTTACAAATTCAACAGATAGTGATTATCAAACTTTAAAAATATCATTATTCCATGACGGAACAACAGTTTATTTAACACAATACGCTTCTATATTTGACAATGGTGCTCAGGCAACCTTTGACGCAGATATAAATAGTGGTAATGTAAGATTAAGAGCGACGCCAGCAAGTGGAGACACAATGGCGTACAAGTTTATTAGAACAACAATAGAGGTATAAAATGGGAACTAAATTAAATTTTAACATTGAAGACGCAGGTTTATCTGTAGATGGCAGTGAAAAGTTTAACTCGAGTGGAGCTGCACAAAACATAACTATAAGCGGCGACAAAATTACATCAGGTACTGTAGCCAGTGCAAGACTACCATATACCATTAGAACAAATGCTCCAACAGGCACTGAATCAACATCTAGTGGACACATATGGTTTATATACTCGAGTTAATAAATGGCAATATATGTTAACGACAGCGGAACACTTCGACAGATTTCCTTTTTGGCAATCAACGATAGTGGTACGCTTAGAAGAATCAATGAAGTCTATGTAAATGACGGCGGCTCTCTTGAAGGGCCGTTCAAGATTACACATCAAACCAGTAGAAATACTGCAACTTCAACTTCTACCATTTCTGGTTTACAGTTAACAACATTTGACACTACTACAACATTCAACACACAACAAAGTACAGTTACTACAACTGTATTTGATACTACAACTACATTTAATACAAGTAAATCAACAGGAAGTTCAAGAAGTACAACAACTACTTTTGACACAACTCAGACAACAACAACTGCGTTCACTACTACAACTGCATTTACAACTACAACTACCTTTACTACAACACAAGGTACTACAACTGCGTTTACTACAACTACTGCGTATACGACTACGACAACATTTAATACAAGTAAAACAACATCGACTACAGGTTCTACAACAACTGCGTACGATACAACTACTACTTTTGAAACTAATCAAAGTACCACTACTAATTATAATACAACAACTGCATATACAACTACATATGATACAACAATTAGTACAAGTAGAACTACAACATTCGCAACTGATACAGCATACGTAGATAATACAGGACAGTCTACCACTAGAACTACAACCTTTACTACTACTACAGCTTATGAAGATGCTACTGCTTACGCAACAAGTAGAACAACTTCTTTTGCCACTGATACTGCATATGTAGATAATACAGGTCAATCTACTACCAGAACTACAACATTTACTACTACTACAGCATATACAGATAATACAGGTCAATCTACAAGTAGAACAACAACATTTGCTACAACAACTGCATATGTAGATAATACATCACAGTCAACAGCATACGATACTACATTTGCCACAAATACTGCTAGAAATACAAATACAAGTAGAGGTACTGCATTTACAAATTCAACTTCTTTTGCAACTAATACAGCAAGGAATACAAACACAGCTAGAAGTACAGGATTTACTAATTCAACAGGATTTACAAATAATACAAGTAGAAGTACAGGATTTACAAACTCTACTGGATTTACAAACAACACAAGCAGAAATACTAGCGGAACTAGAAATACTAATACAAGCAGAAATACTATTAGTATATTAAGTTTCTGTCCAGAAGGCGGTACTGATTATACAGAATTTGCTACTAGCTTTACAAACTCTACATCATTTAGTGGTTCAACTTCTTTTGCAACTAATACCTCAAGAAATACTAATACAAGTAGAAATACATCATTTGCTACAAACACAGCAAGAAATACTAACACAAGTAGAAATACATCATTTACAAACTCTACTGGGTTTACAAATAATACTTCTAGAAACACTAATACAAGTAGAAATACATCATTTACAAACTCTACTGGGTTTACAAATAATACTACACAAGGTACAAGTAGAACAACTTCGTTTGCCACAAATACTTCAAGAAGCACAAATACTTCACAGTCAACTTCTTATACTACAACATTTGCGACAAATACTTCAAGAAGTACAAATACTTCTCAGTCAACAAGTTATACTACAACATTTAGTACTAATACAAGCAGAAGCACAAATACTTCTCAAAGTACATCATATGATACTTCAGTTACTACAAATACCAGCAGAAGTACAAATACTTCACAGTCTACTTCGTATACAACAACATTTAGTACTAACACAAGCAGAAGTACAAACACTTCTCAGTCAACATCTTATGAAACTTCTTTTGCGACTTCAAGAGCAAGCTCACGAAGCACAGGAACAAGTAGGACTACGACTACAACATTTAATACTACCCAAGCAACGGGTTCAAGTAGAAGTACAGCAACTGCGAAGAATACAACAACAACTTATGAAACTTCTCAGGGAACAGCAACAAGTAGAAGTACAGCTTCAAGTAGAAACACAACTACTACTTTTAATACTACACAAAGTACAGCAAGTTCTAGAAGTACAGCGTCTAGCAGAGATACAACAACAACATTTGAAACAACAACAAGTACAACTACTGCATTTGACACAACAACTACTTTTGAAACAAGTAAATCAACATCAAGTTCTAGAGGTACAACAACCACTACAACATTTGAAACAACAAGGGCATCTGCTACAAGCAGAAATACTGACCACTTAACAACAACAACTTTCAATACTTCAACAACAGTATTTGAAAGAACAACCGCCAGCTCAGCAGGAACTCTATTTGATACAGAAGTGTCAAGTCTCTCAGATTATGGATTCTCTTACTGGGATGGCTCACAATGGAGCGAATCAAACTAATGGCAGGAAATTTTGAAAAAGAGAAAAATATTACACCAGAATATGTAAATAACAAAATGGAACATATGTTAACAGCGATATATGATGTAATAGAAGAAAACGAACATAGAATGAGAAGAATGGAAAAAATACTCTTCGAGCTACAGAATGGTAAAAGCAAAGAATAAATTAGAAGCTCTTAGCACGAACGAAGAGGTAGGTGATATAGTAACTCACTGGATGAAATCAGGTTCTGCTTTTAGAGCGTCCAATGACTTATTAGAATTAAATGAGTTTGGTAAGAATCTTTTACCTAAAACTCACAGAGGTTTACCATTTGAATATGACATATGGTTTAATACTAATGAGAACTATACCATCAGAAAATGGTTATACACAGATTTTATGGGTAAAGGGTTATACTTTAGAGTTCCTTCCGTAAGGATTAATAACAGACTGTTTAAGGCGATTATAAATTCTGACATAAAGATAGATGAAGAAAGAATTGCCAAAGTGATGGATAATTTGCAGAACAAATATTATCTACAACCGAGTGAAAATTTTTATGATAAAGTAATATTTTTACCAGGCAGTAACTTATTATGTAAACCTGATTGTATTGATATTAAAAGAGTCGATAGATTAGTAAGAGAAGGGTACATAGTAAAGCCACACCCAATAACTGCTCATATATTTATAGCAGAGTTAAGGGCAAGATATGGGCATGATAAAGTGCTTGGTAAAAAAGAAGGTGGACATGAGCTTCTTCTAAACGCAAGTAAGATAGCGACTGCACAAAATAGTGAAATGGGTATAGTTGCATTACTTCTAGGCAAAGATATAGAAATGGTTTCTTACCCTGTAAAAAAGAGAGAGAAACGACTACTTACTTATGAAAGTTTCTATGAAGCATTAGCAAGGACTGATGCAAAGAAAACAGTATTAAAACTGTTCTCGGCAAAAAATTCAGGAATAATTTTTAATTTTGACGAGGACGCAGACGAAAGGCTAGAAAAGTATCTAGCAAACTTTTGGGAATATAAAATAGCATTATGATAGAAATAGTACATCAATATAAAAAAGACTGGAGTATGTTTACTCTTGCCTCTTTATTAGGAAAAGCAGATAACTTTGCTAGAATCCATTTATATGTGCAAGAGCAAGACTGGGAAGATGCTCCTATAGCATGGGCACTAGAGCATTTTGATAATATAAAAATTTATCAATCTTGGTGGAAAAGTGAAGAAACTGCAAAGATGGTATGTCATCTTAAAAACTATTGGGCAGATAAAAGTCCTGGTCTAAATAAAAGAATATTAGTTGCTGGTGGTAATAGAATATTTTTAAGAGAAGTAGAACAAGGTAACTTGCCTGGAGAGGATTTCTTTATGAAAAGTTTAGCATTTATTTCTCACAAATATAGATTTAAAGACCACCCACAATTCAAGAATTATTATTCACGACTTGGTTCACCAGTAATAGAAAATGCCGCAACACAATTAGACCCAGAGTTAATACTATTTAACTGGCATGTACTAAAACAATTTAAAGACGAAGATTTATTTTTCCCTGGTGGAGACTTACCGCAAAACTTTTATAGTTTAGATAATAGAATAGACTCTTGTACTAATTTAACATTGATGAAAAAACTAAAATTATTTAATCATGGTATGATGCCTTTATATATGAATGGTTGCGTAGATATGTTACTACATAAAGACGCACTAGGATTAAAAGAGGTAGCAGATTATAATATTCTACTTAGAAAAGGATACACTCTAAATGTTCAACATAGATGGGCATATAGAGATTATACAGCTATACCAATTAGTATACAGTTGGGTATTCCTTGGGATTGTTACACAAGTCTTATAGATAGTATTCCAATTCAATTTAGAAACGCAAGGTTAAATGAAAAACTTTTACAAAAAGCACAAAAACAAAAAGAAACTCTTGGGAAGTTATTACAAACTGGATTTAAACTAGGTAAACTTTAATATCTCTTCTTCAAGGTCTGATAAAATTTTCCACTCTATCAATCCTTGATTTCTCATATCAAGCACAAGTTCTTTTTCTTTATTTGAATGAACACCGCCTTTTTGGGTGTTGACTGGCATGTGCCAACTTGATGGATTATCTTGTCCTGTCTTGAAAGGCAACTTCTTAGAAAAGAAATCGAAACCTATCAAAGTAATACTTTTACACTCACACTTCAACAAGAAAAATAATATTGCCATAAATCCCTGAGAGGGTCTCCACCCTACAGGATTATTTGGAATCACTCCCATCTTTTTATGTATATCTATAATCTCTTCGTCAGAAAACATATCTATATATTCAAAATCTTTGGGTAATTTAGTACTAGGAGCTACATTCATATGAATACGACTACGATTAAACAAAGTAACACAATCAAAAAAATGTCTTGCATTTACTCGCAAATAACCTGTAACCCATATGTCTGTTCTAGAACCTAGGCTTGTTTTATAATCATAAGGAGCACCTCTACCAAAACGAACAATAGTATCAAAAGATTCTATATAATCTCCGTACTGATACTGTAGAATCTCTACTGAGTTTCCAACAAGTATTAATCTTTTATCTTTTGTAAGTCTTTGTAAATCTTTAACCATTCTGTTGAGTATAGCATGTCATCGTGTATATCTAGCCACGGCCCACCATCTGTAAAGTGAACTGCTTTTGCAGCTGGGAACTTGTAATAATTTACCATAGCATTATATTCTGCAGGTAAATCTCCAATGTCACTTGTCCAGGCAAACTCGTGTAAGTCTTTTCCAGACCAAGAATTTACTAATTCGCTAGTTAATGAGAAACATTTGTGATTATTAAAATACATGAGAGATGACCAGTATTTTTTTGGATAAGACATATTTGCTTTGCCTTTCATCTTCTCATGTGGTGTTGTTAAAAAGGGGGGATGTTTGACTACCCAAACACTTGGGCACTCCATAAATAAAAGAGTTCTTGCTTTTACATAATCTTCAATTTCTTGTGGGTCACATCTCCACATAAAATCTCCATCACAAAATAAAGCATGACCTTTGTAGTCAGAAAGAAAAGGTACAAGAAAGCGAGTAAAAGCAAATTCTGTACTTTCACCTTGATACTCTCTTGTATATATTCCTTCTTCTTCTAATTCATCTTTGACAAGGGGTATAATCTCATGGTTTGAGTTATATCTACAAATAGACTCCGCACAAACCTCAAATGATTCAGGGTATTCACTATCATACCCTATGAATATTTTCATACCTTAAGTCTTTCGCCTAAATCATTTACATATGCTTGACGAGCTGTTTTCAATGCTGCAAGTTCATTTTGAACTTCCATTGTTTTAACATCACAAAACTTAATAGCTTGTACTAAAGATTTCTGTTCATCACTCATATCTTCTATGCTAAATTCCTTGTCGTCGATTTTAATTGTATCGTTCATTTAAATACGTCCTGCCAATTTCCTTGTGTACTTGCCTTAGCATACTCGGTAGCACGGTTTTCAAAAAAGTTGGTATGCTCAACTGCGTTTACTTGCATATCAATCCAAGGCAACGGATTTACCGTGCTTTTAAAGATAGCTTTCATTCCAAGACCTAGTAATCTTCTGTCGGCTATGTATCGGATATATTCCTTTACTTCCCGCGCAGTTAGGTCTGGTACTGTAACTTTGTTAAAACAGACATCAATAAAATTATCTTCTAATTCTACTGTCCTCTCGGCGGCACAATAAATTTCATACTTTAATTTATCTGTCCACAGTTCTGGATTCTCTCTCATAAAAGTTCTAAATAGTTCTGATAAGCCTTCTACATGTAGACTCTCATCTCTAATTGACCATGTTACAATCTGCCCCATACCTTTCATTAAGTTATGTCGTGGGTAGTTGAGAAGTATCGCAAAACTACTAAATAGTTGTACTCCTTCTGTAAATCCACTATAGACTGCCATAGTCTTTGCAATATCATGTTTCGTTTCCATACTGAAATCAGTAAGGTAATCGTGTTTGTCTGACATTGCTTGTATCCC